CCCATTTTTCACGAGACCATTTTGTAAGGGAATTATCCCTACTTTTCTTTCCTTTGAATTTTCCACCACGAGACTTATATGCCTTCACTAAAAGCTGCGACTTGCGCGCCGACCAAGAACCTTTTGGACCTCCTTTAGACCCAGCTTTTATTTTCTTTTTTAAGCTTTCCCATAGACGGGGATTTAACTTTATAGCTATTTTTCTTCCTTTTGAACCGGAACGGCGTTTTGACTTCATTTTTTATATTTTAAATAAGAAAATAATTATTAATTTTAAGACTTGATTTATATTAGTAAAACAATGATTTCAGAGGAAATAATTAAACAAATAGATGAGATTAAATCTAGAGGTAAAACCATAGTGTTTTGTTGTAGCGCATTTGACATCTTACATTGTGGTCATATTTTAATGTTAGAGGATTGTAAGCGTCAAGGAGAGTTAGTAGTAGTAGGTTTACATACAGACCCTACTTTAGACCGAAAGAATAAGAATAAGCCTATACAAGAGTATGAAGAGCGTGAAATACAAATAAAAGGTTGTAGATATGTAGATGAAGTTATAAAGTATTCTACAGAGGAAGATTTACACAAAATATTAACTCACTTAAATCCTGATGTTAGAGTATTAGGAACAGATTGGAAAGGTAAAGAATATACAGGACATGAATTACCTATTAAAATACATTGGCATTCAAGAGACCATAATTGGAGCACAACATACCTGAGAGAAAGAATTTTTAAGGCAGAATATGAAAAATTATCCAACCATAAATAATTATTAATTTTATAGGTCAACTTAAACTTATAAAATTATTCAGCTTCTTCTACTATATACTTTATACCTAAAGAACAATTATGACCATCTTTGTGTGTTCTCTCAATAAGTCTTTTTATAAAATCATTTTTCATATAGTCAACGTTATCCTTATATTCACATTTTTTAAGTAAAGCTTCTTCATACCCATATTTTCTATCACATTCTTCTGATACTTCATTTAAAAATCCACTATAACATATGGTTTTCTTAAAAGAAGGAAGACAACTTTTTATTATATCGACTATTTCTTCCCCTGAAATCTCTTTTATTTTTTCATTATCATCTTCATACCTAAACATTTTTCTATTTCTATCAAAGCATTCTATGCATATTAATCCACTATCGTTTATACAAACACTTTCTAAGAACCAATCACATATACCTTTTCCTCCTTTTTTAAGATGGTTAATTGTGCATTTATCAATCATAAGTGAAAGAACTCTTTCTTTATTTAAAATAAGAGGCTTATCGCAAGTTAAAATAGCATTATAAGTTCTTGTATTATTTATAGTATTTGTAACAGTTGTTTTGTTTGCTAAATTATACAACTTATCTTGAAGGTCTTTTATTTGTTGATTAGCCTTTTGAAGATTATCAATTTCACCTTGATGCATAGAATAAATTACTTCTTTGCTTGTTTTACAGCTCTTTATATGATTTTTAATATTATCATACTTACCTTTACACCATAAACATTCTTGTTTATTGTCTTGAATATTCGAGTTTGAACAAGACTTACTTTCTCTAAGATGCTTATTAAGGTTATATTTAGTAGAGAATTTTTTATCACATATTAAACAAATAGGATATTCTTTTACACTATTATTAGATTCAACTTCAGTATTAGATTCAACTTCAGTATTAGATTCAACTTCAGTATTAGATTCAACTTCAGTATTAGATTCAACTTCAGTATTAGATTCAACTTCAGTATTAGATTCAACTTCAGTATTAGATTCAACTTCAATATTAGGTTCAACTTCAGTATTAGATTCAATATATGTTATATTTTCATTTTTTAGACGGTATTCAATAGCCTTATTAACGCTTTTTTCATATACAGTTATATCATCGGAAGAACATACTATTAATAATAATTTCTCTAAAATATCTCTATAATTAGGGGTAAATATTCTCTTCCTTTTATAGGTAAAATATTCTTATATTTTAAAAAATTAAGAATTACTTTTTCTCTTTGTTTATAAGATAGAGTCTCTGCATAAACTATTTTTGTGGGTTCAATTTTCTGTTGATATCTATATTCATATAGCCTCTCATGAATACGTCTTGATGTCATACCTATTTTACAGTATGATTTATTATATTTTGTGTATGTAAATAAATATAAGCCAGAAATAGGATTTATTGATTCAACATCTTCTATTTTATCATAAAAGTTCATTTAATCACAATACAAGTTTCCTTTAACCCCGTAAAAAGTCTTTTATTCAGCTTTATCTACTTTAGTAAGTAGTTGGTCTCGTTCAATTTGAGCGTCATAAATGAGTTGAGCAAATTCCTTCCTTAATGTTACTGGTTTATATATCTCACATCTTATATTTGTTGCAAGGTTATCAAGACCTCTACTTACTTCTTTTAGAATACCTCCTGTTTCCGAGTAATTGTAAACTTGATATGCTCCTTTTAATATGATACTACACACACCAAACACTGTTATTATAGGGTCTTTTATAGACGAAGAAATAGATGATGAAGCCATATAAATTGTGACTGCACTAAGGACAATTGTGCTTAAGTTTATATATTTACCGTATCGGGTCATATTATACCCTTTTTTATACAAGTTGTAAGCGTCATTTTTACAGATATTTGAAAGGCGTTTTATCTCTTTTTCATTTTCCTCTGTCCAATCATTGATATCAATTATTATGTCTCTTTTAGCGTCATTAATGTTCTTTCTAACCATCTCCAATAATATATTTTCATTCCCATCATTCATTATTGTAAAAATGATTAAAAAAATCTTTTTTTTTCTTTACTCAATTGTAAATAAAATGTCTAATAATTGTTCTTCTTTATATCGTGATGTATATAACTCCTCAGACTGTTATGAATTCGCTACAGTCGGTGAAATGAATGGTATTACCGGAGCTGTTCCAATCCCTGCTTCAACTGCTCAACGTTTCTACCAAACTCCTTCTACCGTTAACACTCAAGGTCAAGTTGTTAACCCAGAAATGGTTCAACAAGTCGCTAATGCTACAGGTGTTGCTCCAGCAGCAGTTGCTAATGTTGCAGCAGCAGCAGGAGTTTCTCCAGCAGCAGTCGCTCAATTCATTAGAATGAACCGTGGATTTTAAGTTAAAAAATTATAATTTAAATAGGTTATAATTTTTCTATTAAATGTATAGTGATGATGAATATGAAAAATACGATGATGAAAAACGTTCATCAAGACGTTCTCAACGTTCTTTTAATAGTGACGATGAAGACCGTAATAAAACCATAAATATTAGACCTTTTGATTTTAATACTATGCCTCCATTTAAAGGCAAAAAGGATGAAGATGGCACCAAGATTATAGTTATAGGTAAAGCGGGATCCGGGAAGAGCTCGTTAATTAAGGACATTATAGCCTCAAAGGCCCATCTAATTCCTGTGGCGCAAGTTTACTCAGGAACAGAGGATAGTAACCACGCATTTTCAAGTATTATTCCAGATGTATGTATCTATAATAAGCTTGACTTAAAGGCAATGGAAAATTTTAAGATAAGACAAAAAGTGGCAAAAGAATGGTTAAAATACCCTTGGGCTTTACATATTGTAGATGATTGCACAGATGACCCGAAAATTCTTAAGAAACCTATTTTTCAAGATTACTATAAAAATGGGAGACATTGGGCTATGCTTCATATTTTAACTTTACAGTATTGCTTAGATATTCCTCCAGCTATTAGAAACAACTATGATTATGCCTTCATTTTCAAGGAGAATATTATTGCTACAAGAGAAAAATTACACAAGTATTTTGGAGCTTGTATTCATCACTTTCAAGATTTTAATAATTTGATGGATACAATAACCGGTGATTATACTGCTCTTGTTATAAAGAATTCAGCAAGTGCAACATCCCCGGAAGAATGTTTATTTTGGTATAAGGCAAATCCAGAAGCAATTCCTAAGAATTTTAAGTTTGGTTCCCCTGTAGCTTGGGAATTTCAAAAAGACAGAAGAGACCCAAATGCTGTTGAAAGTTTAATGTAATTTAAATTTTATCTTTTTTTTATTCTAAAGAAAAGATGAATAGACCTTGCGGGCCAAGACCTAATAAAGTTAATAATGCTTATTCTAAAGATGAACTTGTCAAAATGATGACTGACATAGAATTATACCCTAAAGAAGAAGCTGAAAAAATGTCTATTGAAAGACTATGTAGAGAATTAAACATAAATTATACAAATCCAAGTGAGGTTCAAGCTACTAAGTATGGTGAGTGTATTAAAAGTATGAGCAAAAAGTCCTTACTTGAAGACCATAAAGATTTTTTACAAGAAAAGGGTTATCCACCTGAGAAAGCCCTTTTATTAAAAAAGGAAAGATTATGCGATATAATTTATGAGAGAGATGATATGTTTATTTTACCCGAAGATTTTGATGAAAAGAATTGTGCCTTATATGATATGCCTACTCTCACAAGAATTGCCGTAAGAAGACACATAGATACTACAAGACATAAAACTCAAAAAGAATTATGTAGAGCTATACAAAAGTCATATTTAAGAGAGAAAATGACTTTCAATACTGATAAAAATCCAGTTTGGAATAACACAGAAACTGACGCAACATTATCGTGTATGATTGCACCTACAAAAGATAAAGAATTAAGAGAACATCAAAAGGCTTTAGTTAAGCATATGTTAAGACACCGTTCATTATTGGCAATTCACGCTACAGGAACCGGTAAAACCTTGTCAGCAGTTGCAGCTATAAATTGTATTATGGCAAAATATCCTAATATTCGTGTTATAATTATAACTCCGTTGTCTCTCGTAGAAAATATGCAAAAAGAGATAAAACGCTTTGGAATAAACCTTGATAATGACGAAAATATTTATACAAGAATTGAAATTTATTCTTATGATGAATATATAAATTTACAAAAAAGAAAAAATGAGATTGATTGTAGAAATACTTTTTTAATTATTGATGAAGCCCATAATTTAAGAACTGAAACTCTTATGAAAGAAACTGCCTTAGAGAAGGGAAGTAAAAGTTATATGATAATGAAATGTGCTGCAAGTGCCTTCAAAGTCCTCTTATTAACCGCTACTCCGTTAATTAACAATATATTTGACCTTAGAAACATAATAATGATGTTAAACGGTGATGAACCTGAAAAAGCCCTCAGTAGAGAGCAATTCATAAAAACAGCTACTGAAAGTCTCGGAAATATGGTAAATTGTAAAGTAAGTTATTATTACCCTCCTTTAATCCAGTCCTCGGGGCTGGTAGACGAAAACTACCCTAAAAGAGAAGATAAGGTAATTGATATGTATATGGACCCAGAATATTATAAAAAATATCAAGATGTTGAGAACTCACTTTTAGATAAAAGTAAAAAAGACCCTAAGATTAACGATTTCTTTTATCATAACCTTAGAGTAGCTATAAATTCTCTTGATGGAGAATTATCCCCTAAAATAAACTGGATTATTGATTTTATAACTAAAGAAGCAGATGAAGGCAGAAAGTCTGTTGTTTATAGTAATTGGAAAAAAGCCGGAATGAACCTTTTAAGAAAAAGATTAGACGCGTTAAATAGACCTGGATTATACCTTTATATATCAGGAGATGTTAATAGTGATGTAAGAAAAATAGCCCGTAAAAAGTTCAACAACGACCAGGCAAAAATTCTCCTTATTTCAAAGGCGGGAGGTGAAGGATTAGATTTAAAGGGTGTTAGAAACATTATTATTATGGAAAGTAATTGGAATGCTTCATCTGATAAACAAATTATAGGAAGAGGTATAAGATATAAATCTCACTCTCATTTACCTGAAGACCAACGTAATGTTACAGTTTATCGTCTGCTTTTACATAAACCTCTTGGAAGTAATGAATTCTTTGATAGTGTTGATGATATGCTTTACGAGGCTGCTTATAAGAAGAAACAACCACTTCTTGATAGTTATATGGAAATCATACAGAAAAATTCAATTGAAAATCAACCTTGTAGTTGTGATGTAAGTAAAGGTGGTAATCATAACGGTTGTCAAAGTATGGAAGTTCCTATTATATTGAAAAAAGACAAACCTATGACAGAAGAAATGCAAGCTCTTACATTAAAACTTCAAGAAGCAAAAGATGAAAATAAATCTGAAGAAGAGATTGCTGAAATACAAAAACAAATTGACGAGCTTAATACTAAGAAGAAAGAAGTATATGAAGCTCCAAGTGGTATTACATCTATTGCCATAACTGTAAATGATGTCAGTAAAAGATTATTCCGTAAGCTTGCCGGTATAGGTCTAAAACCAGTTGTTAATTATGAAGTTGTAGAAGATATACCTGATATTGATATAGGAGAAGATGTTGATGAAATTGCAAATTTAGAAGAGCAGGAAGTTGAAGTACAACCTTTTAATGAAAATTTAGACGGTCAAATTAGAGATGAAGTCTTTAAATTTTTGGATAAAAGTAATTTAGAAACTATAACTAGAAAAGACGTTAAGAGATACATTAAAAAAATATTTGGAAAACAAGTTGATAGTTCCCTCATAAAGAAGTTTATTAAAGAATATCAAAGAGCTCAACCACAAGAACAAAATGTAGAAGTAGAGGAGCCTTTAATAGATGATGACGAGATACCTCCTCTTGAAGAAATACCTGAAATTGAGGTTGAAGGATTAGATGATTTTTAATTTTTTTATCTTTTCCTAATATTAAAAAGATGTCTAATTTACACATAGCTATTGCCTTAGTTGCCTTATATCTTATCTTTTCAAGAAAGCCTTCTAAGAAGGAAGGTTTTATTAGTATGCACGACCAACGTAGTATATACTATAGAGATTAAATTTTATCGCGATAAAATTAATTTACATTCGGAAATCTAATTGAAAAAAAATAATAATTTCAACATAAAAGTATCTTGAAATTATTCATTATGAAATCAACTAACATTCAACACAAACGTATTTCTGCACCTAAAGGTCAGGTTCATTTAGGTCTTTGTTGTATCAACAATTCCTTAAGAAAACACAAGCCTGTTGGCTCACGTAAAAATGTTGAGGTATTTTGTAGTAGAAGTATGCCTCGTAGAACATTCAGTGTAGAACGTGCTAAAGATTTTGCTCTCAAAAATATTGAGGATATTACTACCCTTGTAGATTGGAATATTGCAAACAATATTCATCACCTTAGATTATCCTCTGAAATTTTTCCTCACTTTACAGATAAGGAAACTGAGCCTTATACTATGGACTTTGCAATTGATGCCCTTAGAAAAGCTGGTGATTATTGTAATAGAAAAAATCACCGTATTACAATGCATCCAGGTCAATTCAACCAAGTCGGGGCTAAAAATCCTGATGTTTTTCAACATACCGTAGATGACCTTAGTATGCACGCTGATATTCTTGACTATATGGATATTGACAGCACAGGTATTTTGTGTGTTCACGGAGGTGGTGTTTATGGTGACAAAGAAGCGTCGACAAGACGTTGGATAGAACAGTTTGATGATTTACCGCGTAAAGTCAAGGATAGATTAGCAATAGAAAATGATGAAAAGTGTTATTCAGTTAGAGATTGTTTGACTATAGCACAAGCTTGTAAAATTCCAATGATTTACGATACTCATCATCATACTTGTTATCATTGTCATTATAATAAGAATGATTTAGAAGAGGACATTGAAGATATGATGGATGAGATTGTAGAAACGTGGGAGGGTTTACCTCCAGTTTTTCACATATCAGAACAAGCTCCTGATAAGAATGTCGGAGCACATTCTGATTTTATAGAGGTTATTCCACAACACCTTTTAGATGTGCCTGAAAAATATAATACAAGTATCAATATAGAAGTAGAGGCAAAAGCAAAAGAAGCGGCAATCTTAAAATTGATGAAAAAATATAAAGAAATATTTTAGTTATAGTATAAGATGGAAAACCTGATACATGAATTTTTTTTATTGTGCAATACTATATTTTCCATAGTAGCACAACCCCCTGTAAATTACACAAGTTTGCGTAGCGTGCTACAAAACGGTATAGGGATGAATGTAACGTTAAATAACATTCAGATGGCATATGTTATAAACAAGGTAAATTTCTTCAGAAACACATTTTTTGTGGTTAAAATTAAGAGTGATTTTATAAAGACAAAAAAGAAAAAAAGTGAAAAATATATAACTGACAGCATTGAGATACTAAAAATAACCTTAAATAACATCATTAGAAATATAGAAGAACTTGAGGAGAATTTAAGAATGTTTAAAGAAGAAAACATAGTTCAGGGTGTTTCATATGCACCAACATCACAAGAAAAAACAGAGGAAGGAACGTGGTGGATAAGATATTTATTTGATATTTACCTTAAATATGGGGGAAAGAAGGGTGTAACTTCTATAGAGTTTTTTAACTCGATAAAAGATAATTGGGAAAAATTGAAAGATGATGAGACCATAGAGATAAGCTATATAACAGATAATATACTTGGAGGGTATTCGTTACAACATATTTCTACAAACTTATTAAAATGGCTTAGAATAAACTGCGATGCTTTAGAATTAAAATACAGGTTTATAATTAAGCTAATGGGGTGAAGTTCCACCCAAGAATATCACAACATTTTTGATATATATCGTCGTGTTCTCTTAGACGAGCAGGTGTCCTTAGACTATTAAGGGAGTTTTCGGGTAGTTTTACTCCTTGTCTTAATAAAAGTTGAGTAAGGACATAATGAGCGTGAAGAAAGTTTTTACGGTCACCTTTAATTTTAAGGAAGACTTCAACTAGTTTTTCAAAGTCTTCAAATAATTTTTTCTCATATTTGCTTATATCTGGTTTTTCCTTATTGGTAATGATACTATATATAAGCTGTTTATCTTCATAATACTTTGAATTTTTTGTTTCTGAGAGAAACATTCCAATATGTTTTATAGTTACATTTTCTATTTTTAATCCGTGCATCTTTATCATATAGTTGACGTCATCATATACTTTTTGTGGGATATATTTATTCTGTTTTCCTTGATATTGATTTATTGTGTCTCTAAAATGGCATCGTTTTTCGTAATGATATCTCTGTGTTATATTTACCCGTGAATAGTCGTTATAATTTACAGTTTCTTCTAATTCATTATATATTTTACCACAGTTTTTACATATAATATTACCTGATAAATCTTCTCCTTTTTCAAAACATTTACAATAATAGTTTTTCTTCTTCCTCTTAACCGTAATATTATTGTCTTCAAAGGGATTATATACTGTATAGACTGTATTCATTCTGTATTTTTTAAGGTAATAGGAAAGGCGTTCGGAATAAAAAAAAAGATTTTTTTCCTTTAATTCTTCAAGTATTGAATTAAACTCTAAAACTAAATCTTGTAACTCTTCATTTATTGATTTTTCATTCTTACCTTTAAACGTTGATACTTTAGGTTTTGTAAGTTCATTCTTATATTTTTCCAGTATATACATAGTCTTAAAATTATACATTTCCTCTTCCTGCTTTAAGTTTGATAAATAAGTATCAAGGCTCATAACAAACTCGTATAGATTTTTATATTCTCTATAGGTAATTTCCTCCGGTTTTTTCTTTTTTGATTTTTCAGTTATATCATATTTCTTAGATATAACTTCAAGCTCATTTTTCTCATTTACTATACCGTAAGGGACTGTGCAATTTAAACCTTGCCATAAGAGTGTTTGTATAAGTTTTATATAAACAGTATAATTACTCTCTGTCTCAACCGAGAAATATTTTAATATTTTCTCGTTTATGTGTAGTATGTCATCTTCCTCCATTTACTAGTTTTAAGTCATATTCTTTAACTTTTACTTTTTTAAGAGTTGATAAAACTGTTAAAAAAATTATTTCATTTGTGGGATGAATTTAAGCGGTAATGTTATAACCTTGATGTAGTGTAAAAATAATAACACTAACAAAAGCATAAATGCCCTATTCATAGCTTGATTTGGTGTCATATGTATTATGTTAAGTTTATAGACAGGAAGATGGTCCTTATCCATACATATTTTATAATCTTCGGCTGAGACTGAACTCAAGTTGCATTCTTTTTCTAATTTAGAGGGCGATGACATCTTTATTCTTACTTGGAGAAAAATAATTTATCTAAAAAAAATACTTTACTAAATCAAAAGGACTTATCTTTAACTTTACTGAGAAATATATAATAAGTAAAACAATAGCTACTGCAACCCCAATAGCTATATATTTTATTATATCTACAATACTTGAAGGTGGGGCTACTTCTAACCCAATAGTATATGGATTGGAAATCTTTGAATTCAAGCATCTTATATACTCACCATATGTGTGTATATTAGGGTTTTCGGAACATTCTCTTTGAGGATTGTTATTCATTTATATTCATTAAGAGAAAATAAATTAAAAGAAGAAATATTGCAAGTGGGATGCTGGTGCTGGCTTTTGTGGAATGAAGCTTAAGAATGGAAAGGAATAAAGTCTAAAATAGTGAAGTGTGACTAAGACTAATATGACCATAAAGATAAACCCTAAAATCCATCCAATCATTTGTTTTGGAGATGATCTGATACGTTGCATTTGTGAGGAAAACATATGTTGGAATTTTTCCATAGCAGTTTGGTTTTTTCTAACATGTTGTTGTTGAGGCTGTGCTCTAATATGTTGATTTCTAATATGTAATGCCATTTTTATTATGTCTTCAAGAAAAAAAATAAAATTAAAAATATGTTGTTTCTAAGAGTTAAGTGGAAGAACTTCATTTTTACTCTTTATTTTATTCCTTATTATATACAGCATTGACACCCCTAACAAACCTATCTCTGTTGCGCTTCTATATACCAGAGAAAAGTTGTTTATGTAAATGGAATAATTAAGCCACATTGAAGACGAGATTATTGATAGAATACAAAAAGTTAAAGAATATGTATTTGTACTTTTATTGACGTATAATAACCACATAAATATAAATCTTGATAACACAGCTATAGTTGTAGCCATAATAGGCATATCTTCAATATTCATTTTTACGCTTTAGCTCCTTTTATTAATTTTCTTTCATCTCCTTAATCTCCTTTAGGAACTGAATAATCTTCTCCATGTAAAATATATTCTTCAAATTATGTGAACGAAGGTTAGACATAACGTTAATACATTCTACTGTACTTTTACCCTCTTTTTTATTGTTAGAAATAATTCCGTTTATCTTCTTAATTCTAGCGTTATATAAGTCGTTTTCATTTTTACCAGAATACTTCTTTGCATCAACGCTAACTTCGGTTAATACATTGTAGAGATAAGGAAGCTGACTATCAAACGCATTATTTATCTTTGTAAATAACAAAGTTTCTTGACTTAAGAGGTTCTTTTCAAGATTAGAACTTTCTTTATAAAAGTTTTCTAAATCAGTCATAAAGAAGTATCCATTTTTATTAAATGGATTTGTAAAGCTAAATTTATCCACAGTATCATATCTGTTAATATAACTTAACCCTTCTTTATTGATATATACAAGCTTATAAACACTTTCCTCAAATAAAGGCACAAATCTTTCTAAACTTTCCTTAGAAATAGTTGTCATTTCTGGGGTTGATTTACTCTTAAAAATACTTACAGTATTTGGTTCTTCTTCTTGTTCTTCCTCTTTCATATTTATGTGAAAGTAGTTTTTTACACTACTATCAGGCTTTATAACAAATTTTGAAGGAATATAAATAAAAAAGTCAATACCGGTTAAAAGATACTGAATAAACAAGAATACAGTTCTTCCTTCAAACGTAAAAATACCGTTTACAGCGATACTGTTTTTCTTGAAAAAATTCAAAAGATTAGAGATTTCATATTCCTCAACTTCATCTGAAACTTGGTCTTCATCATCGTAGCTTGACATTTTTATTATCACTATTTTATACTTTAAAGTAAAATTTTATAAAATAGAATACAAAGGGTTAAATATTTTGTTTTTAACATTATAAATGACTACTCCTTTTGGTGATGCTATAAAAGACGTTCCTGTTGATAGAGATGAAACCCTTTCTCCAGACCAGGAATTCATTAACTCTATTTTCGCTCCAAAAGAACCTGAACTTATTCCAAGAGAAGTTAAGCTCTTCTTAATCGGTGCTGTATTTATGTATCTTCTCTTTACACAAACCTCACAATCTACCATTTATAAAGTAAGTAAAAATGACAATATAACAAAGGTTATAATTGTTATGTTAGTCATCCTTATTGTTTACGGCTCAAGTAAGTTTATTTAATCCTACGCGACTAAACAGGAGCTACGCGACTAAACAGGAGCTACGCGACTAAACAGGAGCTACGCGACTAATAATATTTAGAAGATGGGGATGATGTAGGGGTAATTTTTGGTGAAGAGTTTGGCGAGGACTTTTTAAGCTTTGATAATAAATTAAAAGCAATATCTTCAAAGCGATTATTTGACGGGGAATTACTTCTTGAACTTTTAATATAAAAGTAGTCGTCTATATTATCGGCACTATTGCCTGTTTCTAACTTGCTAATATGTTCTTCATATGTAAATACCATTTTTTTATTTTATAAAAAAGAAAAAAAAACCTTTTTATAAAATTAAAATGGCAAGGAAAATATCTCTATCACAATGGTGGAATAAATATGGTGTTTATGTTGTTATACTCATTTTTCTCCTCTTCTTTGCAGCCATATTATATATTCACTTTTCTAAACCTGAACTATTCGAAGAAGGACTTATTGAAATTTACTCTGATGACAACCCTCTAATTCACTCTCAAAAAACTCTACACATACCCTCACAAAAGAAGTCTGATAGTAAAGGTGAAAGAATATGTAAAGAAGTTGCTGAACGTCTCTTCAAAAGACCATTTCACAAGATAAGACCAGACTTTCTTAAGAATGATAAAACAGGTAAAAATATGGAAATTGATATGTATAATGACGAGCTTAAATTAGGTATAGAATATAACGGTATACAACACTATAAATATAGCCCATATTACCACAGAAACGGCCAGAAAGATTTTGAGGAACAACTTTATCGCGATAAATTAAAAGAACAAAGATGTGAGGAAAAAGGAGTTCGTTTAATTGTGGTTCCATACCTTGTAAAGCCTGATGAGATAGAAAACTATATAAGACTAAAGGCCCAAAACCTCGGAATTTTAGTTTAAAAATAATCTTTATTATAAGATAGATGATGCTTCAAACACTAAAACTTATATTCTCTTCTGACAAGAGTAGAATAAGTATTATAGACGGTCATAAAGACGTCATTATCAAACTTAAATTTATCGGGACATTTCAAGAAGGAGAAAAGATTGACATTAAAAACCTCCAAATTGAGACTAATAATATATTCACTCCTATAAAACGTCTTATTCAGGGTGACGGTAGAGATACAACATATTCATTCCTAAATTCAGTTATTGACCGTTCATTTGAGATAATTTATGCGTATGGCCAGAGTGAAAAAGTAGGAGAACGACTTATGTGTAAAAATATAGTGGAAGATATGTATAAAGCAATAAAAGGATTAAACAATATACAAAAGACCTATAAAGATGATAAACACTTTTACTGTAATATAGAGACCCTTGTTGACAGTATAAACTATAAAATAGCTGATGTCAAGGATAAATTCCCTGAAATTTTATCTTAATAACATATTGAAAGAGAGACCCTGGGTCTCTCAATATAGTATTAAGAAATTAACAGTTTCCTTCACAACCAGGAGCATTTCCGTTAGTTGAACAACAGTTAGCACCATCAGTAAATCTAAAAGGTTCAGTTCCCATCATACCGTTGAACATAGAGTTCATATTACGGTTTCTAATATGGTTTTTAATGTGTTGAGAATGTGCAAAGTGTTTGTCGCTGTAACGAATACGGTTTGAAAAAGGATTAGGTACTTCAGGTCCAGGTGCATCAGTATATCTAATTCTACCAAGAGGTCCCATACTTACAACAGTATCTTTAGTATCTTTATTCATCATATATAAAGCGACTAAGATAAGAGCAATAATAATTAAGTGTTCACGTTCCATTTTTACTGTTTAAATAAGAAAATAATTTCTTTTTAAAAATTATTTTAAAAAGAAGAGATGAACATCGAAAATCATATACCTATCTTGAAAGTATCTCTTACCGGTTCATCCTCTCCGTTAATAGGACAGGGAACTTTTGGTAAGGTTTATTCCTCAGATGAAACTACCGTATATAAGAAACTAAAGGTTATAGCTGAAAAAGAAGATGAATTTAGTATAATAGAAAATAACATAAGAGAACTTTCATTTTACAAGCTCATAATGGACAAGGAAAGTGAAAGTTTTACGAGCTCGGTTATTTTACCTGAAATTCCATCATCTATTTCTATCCCAACTAAAATAACCTTTAGTGACCCTTATGCGTATATTGTAATGAAGAACTATGGAAATCCCCTCCATAGTATTTATTATAAAGACAAGGATACTTTCAAGCACATTTTTAAACAAGTAATTGAGGGAATATATGCGTTATATAAGAGTAATATGAGCCACGGAGATTTAAAACCAAGTAATATACTTGTAGACAAGAACAATAATGTAAAAATAATTGACTTTGGAAGTGTTACTTTTTATCATTCAAAATACCTGAAAAACCCATACCAACGATGCACTATATTTTATGCGTCTCCTGAGGAATTAATTTATGAGAAATATTCAATATATAATGATTGGTGGAGTTTAGGTGTAATTATGTATGAATTTTGTACAAGAAAATGCTTTATAGAGAGCCTGTTTAACTATTTGAAAGTTAATAAGTCTCACATTGAAATTTTCTTAAATTATGCCTATACAAGAAACACAGAATTGTTTGATGATGCAAGAGAGTTTATAGTGACCTTTTATTCTACGTTAAGAGCTACAAATATAAACAACTTTATTACACATACAATTAAGGATAAGGAAATACAATTATATCTTATTCATTTATTGAAGGTGGACCCAGACGAGAGAAATGTCCAAGAAATTTTAAAACTATTCAACTGTAATATGCCTAAGTTAAAAGAGGTAAAAATAATTTCTAGACTTGACGAATTCTCTCCAATATTAAATTTAGATTTAAAATTAAGGGCAGAATGTATAGAGACAATATTTACCTTATCATATCAAATAAAAGAATTTGGGGAAGAAGTAATAGGACATTCTATTATGTTATTTGACAGGTTTTTCTTGAGGTCAAGAAAAGAAGTAGATGTTTTTGACCCTAAAATATATTGTATAATTGCAATATTTATATCGAGTTCAATATTAAAAGGAGAGTTAATACGAGGTTCTTATATGAAGAAAATATTTGAGTTAAAATATAATAAAGAATTTTATTTAGAGGATATAAGAAGGTGTATTTTAAATTTTTTGGAGGTTCTTGACTTTAAACTGTTTAATTTTAGTCCAGATGTGTTATATAACTTTACAAAATCTTATGATAAGTTGCTTGAGTTAAGCGTGAAATATACATTTTCAAATGATAATGCATATGAACTTTTTAAACTTTTAAAATAAATATTAAAGTAAAGGGAGCTATATTATAAAGATGATTAGACCAATCATAAATGAAATTTCACCTTCTACTAGTATCTTGATTAGAAATAAATATATAGATATATTTAGAAGGGCATATTTTATTAATAAGATTTATGAGAGTGGTATAAAGAATATAGAAATCGGTTCTTTTAGGAAGGATGACAGAGTTCTTTTTGGGACAAGAGATGTTTTGTATAATGTTAACCGTAAAGTTGATATTTCAATGTCTGCTCTTGTTATGGATAGTGAAAATACCCTTAGAAATGTAGCGTGTATTAAACATCCTTATATAGACCAACTTGTTTATGAGTTAAAAGATAAGAAAAATATTCACGAATTTTTAAGGCATAAAATAATAGCAAAACAACTTGGAATGACAACCAAACTTATTTTACCTTCAAATAATACAGATATTGTTAAATATACAGAACCAGACTATGTTGAGGTGTCAGAATTATCAAGTGAATTATTAAATATATATAAACCTGAAAAAATATTTCTTAGAGCAAATAACTTTGACGAGGTAGATATAGCGTTATATAATGGGGTTTACAATTTTAGCAGTAGCTTATTAGAAACAAACGATTTTCTAAATACAACTGAGCTTATAACATATCTCCGTAAAAATTTAGGAATTGAAGTTAATGTAAGCCTTGACAAATTAAAAGAAACACAACGAGAAATGACAGATGAATTTAACTGGTGATTTTTATAAATTAATTTAATTTATAAAAATTTAATTACGACTTAAAATTCAGCATCAAAACTTATCTCATTTTCTTCTTTCTTACTTAAGACTGTTTGTTTAGCATAATTTGTCACTTTACGTTCAAAGAAATTTCCCTTATTTTCTAAGCTGATTAATGACATCCACGGAAATGGATTTTCTCTCTTATAAACCCTCTCTCCTATTAATTCATTACTTAAATGGTCTGCAACATACTCAACATAATCACACATTAATTTCTTGTTCATACCCTTTAAATTATAAGGTAAACTATCCCTTACAAACTCTTTTTCCACTTCAACCGCATCTTTTATCATATTTACAATAACACTATTTTCCAGCTTATTTACAATATGATTTCTGTACACCATTACTGCAGTATCACGATGCATTCCTTCATCTCTACT